TGCACACCACATAACAAATGAACCACACCAAGGCTGGAAGTTTGATTTTGTAAACTTACCATACTTTGTTTCATTATCTTTTGGACCTTCAATAGTCCCAACTTCTGCTAATGCCACTTCTACTAATCTTGCTGCTGATCCTTGTGCTGCTGCCATTTTTTTCTCCTATGTTATTTATTTTAAAATACTTGGTATATATATTATACCATTTTGGTTATCTAAAAGAATAGTGTCCCCAGATGGTATCGAACCATCGACCCGCAGATTAAAAGTCTGCTGCTCTACCAGCTGAGCTATAGGAACGTACCCCTGGCTGGGATCGAACCAGCGACCTACAGATTAGAAGTCTGTTGCTCTTCCGCTGAGCTACAAAGGTGTGTGCCAGGTAGGACTTGAACCTACGATTACCGAATTATGAGTTCGGGGCTTTAACCAACTAAGCTACTGTCGCCTAGTTGTATTATAATGTACCGTCTTCATTTTTGTCAATAGAATTCTCTACAATCTGCTGCACATACTCAGAAAAATGTTTTCTTATTCCACCCATCGGTCTTTGTCCATAAGATTCCCAAATCTTTTTATACTCTATTATATTTTGTAAAGTAGTTGGACATACAATTATTCCATCATACATTTTCATTGTAGTTGGCATAGGCACATGTTTTGTGCAGCATTTACATTGTTTGGCCATCTCTTGATATTCGTTCATATTATTTGCATCCTATCCATAGCGTCTCTTAAATTTTCAGGCATCCTTGGTGGCCTTATCATATTGTATGAGTTTGTTTCTGCGTCTTCATCTCTTTTAAAATCATTATCATAACTCATTGATTCATAAGTATGAACATTTATTTCTTGATTGTTATCAAATCTGGTACGGCTAATAGCATTAAATATGGCACCGCATGTAGCATCTGCAAGATCCTTGGAACCTTTTCTAGGGTGGTCAACTTTATCTCTCATAATTCTAAGCTGGCATAGCTCATCTATAAGCAATGATATGTGTGGCCCGATTAATCTTTCTTCAGCAACAACCATAGCCATGTCGTCGTAATGCTTTTTAGCAACAGAAAGAATTTCTGTGTTTATGCCATACTGCTTTAGCTGTTGCATCATATCGTGAGAGTTCCATCTATCAAAAGTACATATTGCTATGTTAAATCCTCTTGTTTTTAGAGACAATATGTAGTCCTTAACTTCAGTAAAATCAACCGACTTATCTGGTGTAGGGGTCCAGTATCTAACTGCATCAACCTCAACAATCGGGGCTGGCTGAGAATAGGTGTCTGTGACCTTTACATTTACCCACTTGTTAACATGCGCCATTGTAACAGCGCAATGGTCATGTTTTTGAGCAAGGTCAACATGTATATAATATTTTTTATCTGGGTCTGGCAAAAACCATTCCTCAAGTCTACCAAAAGTATCAACTGCAATTGAGCCTACATTAAATGCCTTTTCTACTTTTTCTCTTGATTTGAAAAATGCATCAACCGCATCAGGTGGCATACAGGCGAATCTGGATAGAGCATCAGTGGGGTTTGTATAGAATGCTGTTTTAAAGTCGTCAATTTTTCTAACTGGGTTGATCTCCCAAGTCGGACGTTTAATAGCATATACTTTAGGTATCTTATAAGATATGATATGGTCTTCCTCCCATTGTATTTCAAATTCATTCCCCTCTGTTCCATCTGGTATTTCCTCGTACATCTTAAATTTGTGTTCTCTAATTACCGTTTCTTTTTCACCTATCACTGCATCATATCTTTGCTGAATATAATCATTTTTAAATCTAGGAAAGGATAGCAATATTACTTTGCCAAAGTCTGGGAAACGAGAATCTACTGATGCCCTGTACATATCATATACCGCACTGCCCGTTTTTGCTTGGTCGTGGCCAGTTGTATTTTCAATTGCAAAGCCAGAGATTTCGTCAAGGATTACAACAATAACGTTATATCCTTCCCATGCCTCTCTCTCAGAGTGGCCAGAGTGAACTGTTATTGCCTTGTCAAACTGTATTTCAGATGCTTTTGCATAGTACTTTCCAACAAACCATGGGGACTTGTCTATGCGGCTTCTAAAGCCTTTAAAAAATACATTGCTTGCCTGCTGTGAGTTAATCGCAATATTAATAATATCAATTGAGTCTCCAGGAGGTTTGTCATAATAAGTCGCTGGATCTTTTAGGCATAATAGTAAATATACTATATATGCAACTGCAATTGTAGAGCAGTAGTCTTTTCCAGAACCTTTTCCTAATTGTGCTACAACTTCATTAGCAGTTTGCTTAAATCTAATTGATCCTTCTTCATCTCCAAATAATTTTTTAAGTGTAGACTCTTTATATATTTGTGAGCTTTTTTCAATTAATGTATACTGGTATTCAGAAAGTGGAGGCAATCCTAAAAAGTTTGGATGATTTACAAATGTGCGTAGGTCTACTGGCTTTTCTTCAAACTCTTCGCCATCTAGTATGTCAATTAAATCTGAGAAATCAAACGACATCAGCTTCCTCAATTATTACTGCCTCGACTATACCAGTAATTTGAGATAGCCTTTTTGCAACTTCCATCTTGCACTTAGGACAAGTTGCTGTTACTTCTTTTAAAATTCCAACTAAAACTTCTTGCTTACGCTCTGTCTCTGCAATTTGAGATGCTATCTGTGTATTTTCTAAAACACCAACAGATTGAAGCATTGCTATTCTTTTGGTCTCTATGTCTGCTATGAGCTTTAATGCTCCCGCCTTTACATTTAATTGTCCTTGAGTATCCGCGTCTTCCACAGTCTTCCATGCTTCTTTAATAAGCATTGCGTAGTGTTGATCAGCACCAGAGATTGCTTCTCTGGCACGATCACGGATGTTGCTATCATTGTGCACAACACCCTTCCACTCATCAATAAACTCTAGAACATCTTTACGTGAAAACCCCGTAATAGTTGCTATTTGTGTGGCGGAATTACCTTTGAGCAACTCTTCAACCACTTTATTCATGCGGTCAAAATGAACTGCTGGTTCTATTTCATTAGTCATATAGTTTATTATACTTCTAGTTGACTGAAATTGCAACCTTAGACATGGCTATCCTTAATAGGATTAAGTAACCTATAAGGTCATCAATATCATTATCTCCAGCAAACCCCTGAGAATTTTTGATTCTATTTAGCTTATCATCAATTCTAACCTTTAGCTGCTCAACTGAGTCTGACTGTGCAAATAGCCTCATTGGGCTAAGCGCTGAGTCTCCATATGATATATTCTTTTTAATAAGCATCTCTGCAATTTCTAAACATTCGCTCATGATTCTATTGCCAGATGGAGCATCTGTTGCTATTAACTGTAGATCAGCTGTCCATGCTTGGTAGCCGCCACTTTTATTAGGATAACCTGTCATTTTTTTCTCAACAATCCAAATACCTGTAAATATCTCTGTATAGTCATAGCAGAGACTCCGCACTCTTTACCTATTTCTGTAACCGTTTTCTTTTGTACTACGTACCTTCGGTGTAGCCAATCTCTGCTCTGGTATAGCTTCACATTGCATTCCAACTAAAATGATGCTTGTAGTCTGTGTAGCTAACTACATTTCTATCAACCCACCAGTCTTCATGATAATCTCTTACAACTAGAGCGTAGCCAAGAGAATCTAAAATTTGTCTTTGTGTATCACGCATTGCTACATTATTCAAAACAAGATTTGCATCATGCTCAAAAGTAATAACAGTAAATCTATATTTATTTAATGGTAGTGCAATTAGACCATGTAATGAAAGGTATGGGTTTCCAATAGGATATCCTTTTTCCGTGTATCCTCCATCAATATCTACCTGCAAGTAATCGATTTGCTCTGGAAAATTGTTTTCTTCAAAATATTTAATATAATCAAATTTAGTTGCATCACCAAGTACACAAGGGTTTTTTCTATTTGCTACAACTTCCTCATGAAACTCTGGTACAATCTCAAAGGAAACGCCTTTCCAATCAAATTCATTTTCTAGTCTGTACGTATTGCTTCCATTCTTAGAATGAAATGCACCTTGCTCAACATAATGTCCATTCTTTTTGCCACCTAAAAGGTCTATTACAAATTCTTCTTGATTGCTTTTTTCGTTCCAGTCTGGGCTCATCTTTTTGTTAGCTCCTCGTTTGAATAGTGTGCAATGCCAAATGCATCTGCAACATCAAAATCTGTTATGCTTAGATTATACTTTTTATTAAAGTAGTCTACCGTTCTTTGTTTACGCATATTCCTTAATTGGTTTTTGTACCAAGAGTCTGCGTATCCTGGATTTTTAAATCTAATGGCTGCTTTTTCTTCTTTGGTAGGATTTTTGTTTCCAATATAAGCTTGCCAAGCACTAGGGGATATAGTAATGACTGAGGCGCCAGTAGACATAAGCTCAGCAATAACAACCCCGTAGACATATGATAATTTTATCACAGCATCGGGTGATCTGACAAGTATGGCACCTTCTACAACAATATAGTCCGACTTTAATTCATCAAGCATTGTCGACATCTTCTTCTTAGCATCGTATATCTTTTCGTAGATATTCATTCCCTCAAGATCAATTTTACCCCACTTTAATGGTATATTATTTTCCATTAAACAGAATGCAATTGAATTTGTTGAAGCGTCGATACCTAAAACACGATATGCTTTAGTTTTAACTAAGCTAGCTAATTTCATCAATTATCTCTTTGATTCTATTTTTTGTCTTATCTTTTTTGCCATTGACACATTTAGAACAAACATTAGAATCATTGTATCTACTTAGCATAGATTTACAAGATTTACATAATCTGGTAGCACCATTTTTAATAGCCTTTTTTTCATAGTACTTTTGCATTATTCTTTTGTTTGTTGCAATTCTGCAACATTCATCGGTACAGTATTTTTGATTATGAGTCTTGGCATCAAATTCTTTTAAACACTCTTTATTTGAACAGATCACAGAACTGGTGCCTCATATAACTCTATTTGAACAGTTCCAATTGGGCCAGTTTTATCATAGCATTCTTTCTTGACTGGGCAGTATGTGCAGGGCATCTTTGATTTAGTTGCACCTGCTGGACGCATTGGAAGATCTCCATTTTTAAAATTATCATATACTTCTTGCATCCATAGGAATGCATCCTCAATAATTTTCTTATTCTTATCATTCATTGAGATTGGAATAATAAGTATCTCTTGCGTGTTCTTGTTTTCATACAAAAAGAAACCCTCTTTGGCATTCTTTAACTTCATGTATGTAAGTAGCTGAAGCATGTGGTTTGCTGAAGATTTCATCTCTGACTGTCTTGTGTCCCATACTTCTTGCTTTGCCGTTTTAATTTCTCCAATAACAGTCTCACCGTCATACTCCATTATTAAGTCTATGAAGCCACGAATTGGAGGGTACTCATTAATGATCTCTTCTTCTTCCGCTCTCCACTCTGGCATAGTAGCAATAAGCTTCTGTAGTCTTTCGTGAGCCTGTGTTCCCTGTGCCATATTAGCAACTGCAACCGCATCGTTGTCATCAATAAAAACTGCTCCCGAAAATGCCATATACCAATACCTAGGGCACTTTCCATGACCGTAACCTAGTGAGCTAGGGCTAAATGATTTCTTTGTCATAGACCCATCTGCACGTTTTGTATTTTTATATGCATCATCTAATAGCTGAGCAAAAAGTTCAGGGTCAAAAAATTTACCTGTATGTTTTTTAAACTTAAGGTTCTTTACAATATCTCTTCCCATTATGAGTTGTACCTAACGACATACTTAAGTGCATCTACAAGTTTGTCTATGGACTCCTTTACTGAATAGTAAACGTTCTTTTTATTATTATTTACAGTTCCCGCTTTATCTTTAGCAATAGTTGAATACACAGAAGACATTACGGCAAACTTAGTAGACATTGCTTGAAGCTCCATAATAAGCATGGGGGCTTTAGCAGATGGAACATCTGGGTTCATCAAAAGCTTTACAACAATTGATAAAGCCTTGTCTAAATGCTCATCCTGCATGTACTCATGAAGATCATTAAACTCTGTTATATCACTAATTAACTGAAGTGTGTTTCTATCCTCTGCCATTTTTAATCCTCTTGTCCCACTTGTCTATAAATAATCCTAGGCCGTATCCAACTACAAGACCCACTAGCAATCCCATAAAAAACATTGTCATGACAACATCCTTTGAACTAATCCGTAGCCCATCCACAAACCAAAAATACCCATTAGGCCAGCAAATACTGGTGGGGCTGGTACTGGTAGTTTAAATATGCTGAATACTGCACCTACACCCATGCCAGTAAGTGTTGTTAGTAATACTTCTCTAATCATGATTCTCCTCATAAAATTGGATCAGCTCTTCAAGAATTGACCACTCTATAATGCCTAGTCTAACTTTAGACTCTGCTCCTATAATAATTTTTAGTGCTGGGTGCATATCTCTGTTTACTTTAAAGGTATCCGTACAAATCTTAGCCCAGTTATCTTTGTTTAATGTAAAAGATTTTCCTGCTTCTTTATAATCCACAAGAAACTTTTTCCATTGTGCGTCACCTTTTTGATAGTCGCCTCTTCCTGAATTCTTCTGGGCTTTAGCTCCATCTCTTTTTACTTCTGCTCTCTCTGACATTATCCAACCCTATGTGTTGTTTCATGCCCATTAGAACAGGTCCACTTCATAATTAAATTTTCGGGATCCCACCACCCACCATCTACATCTAACTCACAACTTGAGCACGGCCTAATACCAGTAAGCTCTTCAAATGTAGAATTGATTTGCTTAGGCTCTTCCTTATTAAAGAATTCATTAATTTTTGGCATTGATTTCCTCAATTAGTTTTTCTACTACTTTTGGGTTCTCTCTTAGGTATGAGACTGCTTTTGCACGTCCTTGTAAACGTTGTCCATCAACTGTGTACCAGGCTCCACCTTTTTCTACCGCTCCAACCATTTCCGCCACGTCTAATGTTTCGCCAACTAAATCTACCCCAAGTGATTCTCCTTGGTAGTAGAAGTCGTATTGTCCAGATAAGTTAGGGGGGCCGAGCTTGTTGTAATCAATAATCCAATTGACTGG